CACCGGGATTACGCCAAACTGGATGCCCGGAGCAGTGCCGCGCTGCGTGCCCGTCGACATCAAGCGCAACCGCCATGGCGATCACGCCGTCAGCATAGTTGTCGGGACAGAAAAGGTAATGGTCAGCGGCAAATGGCGGACAATCGAAGTACGCGCCTGTCCGGTGAACTGGCGACCACATCCAGAACAGATCGCATCAGCGCGGCGCGGCTATGAGGATTGGTGGCAGGCGCTGGATTGGGTGCGGGATGGGCTGGTGGCAGGCGGGATGCTACGGGAGATGGAAGTGACGGCGGTGATGCCGAAGGTGCGGCCGTGGGGGCGACAGATTGGTCAAGAGGCGGGAACTGGAGTTTCGCTGCAGATTGCACCGAGGTCTGCCTGACATACCGTCTGCTGGTCCAGCTATGAAAGGCCCTGCGGTCAGTAAGAATCGTCTTCCGACCCGTGGGGTAGGATTGCGACCAACGAACATTTGCCATGACAATGCCCGATGGACTACATATTCTAATTATATCAGAAAAATAGCCGGTCACGTGCTCACCATGAAGCAAGTGATCTCTTAGGATTACGTAGGGGAATACCGCAGTGGAAGAAATAATTGAATACCACGCGGGGCTCATGGCCGATTTCAATGCGGTCGCCGACGAAAGCTCTGTAGCCGTCGATGAGACCTTTTTCGAACGTATGGCCAACCGCCTCGAAATGGAGGGCGAGATCGTGACTGCCGACTGGGTCGGCTTCTCGGACAGGAGTTCAGGAAAGCCGGTCCGGATCGATGCGATTGGCGGCGACCCGCGAGAATCTGAGGGCGTCCTGAGCGTGATCGTCAGCGACTTTCATGCCGATGCCACTCCGGCGAAAATCAATGCGGCAGACGCAAAAAAGTCCTTTGGAAGCTTGATCAACTTTGTGGCAGCATCACGTCGCGCCGCTTTCCGTTCCGATCTGATGGAGGGATCATCAGAGGCAGGCGCGGCATCCTTGATCACATCCGCTTGGTCATCCGTCACCAAGGTGAAACTCATCCTGATGACCAACGCCATCTACAGTGCCCGGACGGACGCCGTCCTTGCTGGGAAGATAGCGGATGTGCCGGTCACCTATAACGTCTGGGACCTTTCTAGATTTCACCGCTTCGAAACCTCGGGTCACGCCCGAGAGAAGATCGTCGTCAATTTCCGGGATGACTTTGGCGCGGCCCTTCCTGCGCTGGCCGCGTCCAATAGCGGTGACAAGCTCGACAGCTACCTGATCGTGATGGGCGGGGCTCAGCTCGCCAAGATCTATGACAAATGGGGCGCGCGGCTTCTCGAGTCGAATGTGCGGAGCTTTCTTCAGGCCCGCGGAGCCGTCAACAGGGGCATCCGGGACACTATCAAGGATGAACCGGAGATGTTCTTCAGCTACAACAACGGATTGTCCGCCACAGCGGATGAGGTCGAGGTTGTGAGGTCTGAGAACGGGATGCAGATCGTCACAGCCACCAATCTGCAGATCGTGAACGGGGGACAGACAACGGCGTCACTCCACGCCGCCCTGTCCGCGTCACCGGAAACACTCGAGAATATCCATGTCCAGTTGAAGCTGACAGTCGTGCCAAACGAGGTCTCTGAAGAGATTGTGCCATTCATATCAAAATACGCCAACAGCCAGAACAAGGTCAGCGCTGCCGATTTCTTTTCGAACCATCCCTTTCACATGCGGATAGAAGAGTTTTCACGCCGCGTCCTGGCACCCGCCGCGGAGGGCACGAACAAGGAAACGAAGTGGTTTTATGAGCGGGCAAGAGGGCAGTATCTGGTCGAGCGGGCCAAGAAATCTCCGGCAGAGCGTCGGAGGTTCGATATCGAGAATCCGAAGTCCCAGTATTTCGTGAAGACCGATCTTGCCAAAGTCGAGATGAGCTTCCGGATGCAGCCTGATACCGTGAGCAAGGGGGCCCAGAAGAATTTCGGGACGTTTGCCCAAACCGTTGGAAGCGAGTGGTCCCGCAGCGATGGAAAATTCGATGAGACTTGGTTCAAGAGGCTTGTGGCGAAACTGATCGTGTTTCGCCATCTGGAGAAGGTCGTGCCGAAGCAGCCGTGGTATCCCGGTGGTTACCGGGCCAACATCATCACCTATGCGATAGCCAAGGTCGTCTTGGACGCACATGAAGCCGAGAAGCTGCTAGACTTGGATTCGGTCTGGCGGGCGCAGTCCGTCCCGAGGGCATTGAACGACACTCTCCTCATGGCAGCAGAAGTGGCGACGACGGTCATTACCGCGCCTGAGGCGGGCGTGAACAACATTACGGAATGGGGGAAAAAGCAGGCCTGCTGGGCCGCAGTTGAGCGCGCAGATGTCGAATATGGAGATGATTTCGGAGATTGCGTTGTAGCCCCTGAAGAAGCACAATCCACGCAGCGCGATGACCGTCGCAATACGTCGATGGATGCAGAAATAACTGCCCAGCAGAACGTGATTTCAGTCGGGGCGCCATTTTGGTCGAGGCTCAGGGATTGGGGGCGGGCGAACCGGAAATTCAGCCCGACCGAGGACGGCATCCTCAGGACCTGCAGCCTGTTGCCAGGCCGCATTCCGTCCGGGCGGCAGTCTGTGATTGCTGAACAGATCATGTTGCGAGCGCGTGAGGAAGGCTATGTCGACGAAGCAGATTCACACCGGATCAAGATATCGGCGATCTCACGGCCCCATTGATCCGTCTGGTCAGTGGATTCGCCGCCATCCGGACAAGCGGATCCGAACGCCATCTTCCTCGCTCTGGTCCTTAGGATTGGGACGAATTATCCCGATTGAATAACGCATTTTGTCAGACATCAGGGAAATCCTGAATTCGTCGCCCTCACGAGCGCCGGTGTCACGAAACCATTTGGTCATATGCGTCACCCGGAACTCGTTTCGCGTTCCTTTTTCGTCGTGTAACTTGTTGTTGTAATAGACGAACCTGAAACGGAGAGGCTGATCGGCATCATCGACACAATCCAGCCACGCATCAGGGTTTTTGATTTCCGGATCAAGTCCGGGCAGGATCGCAAGCAGCTGTGTTTCACCCTTGGGAATCAGGATGCCGCCCTGATGTCCACCAGTCGTTCCTACATCATTGGCGCTCAGCACCTTACTGAACACATCCCCAGTCATGATTTCACCGGCAGGATGGACAGCGCCCGCTTCAGGTCGTCCGCATCGCGTGTGGATACAGGAACCGTCTCATTTGCAAGATCACTCTTCCATGCAGATCTTTCGATCATGATTTCCTCCACAGTATCTTTGTAAAACAGGCGATAAACGGTGACTGGCTGCGTTTGCCCGCGGCGGTGGGCCCGTGCGCTCGCCTGCGCCTCCACAGCTGGGTTCCAGACCGGTGTGAAATGGATCACGACGGTGGCGGCCGTGATGTTCAGACCGGCACCGGCCGCCTTTGGATTGAGGACGAGACATGCGGCCCCATCATGTTCGGCAAACATTTCAACGATCGGTTGCCGATCTTCTTGAGGCGTGGATCCGTTAATGGCTCCCCAGTGGACACCAGGCAAGTCAGCACAGACCTCCTTCAGAAGGTCTCCAATACGGTTGAACAGCGCGAACACGATGACCTTTCGACCATTCGCAAAAGACTCGCGGAGTAGGGCCGAGATGCGTTCCATTTTTGGCGTTACGAGCGGCATGCTGGAGGCGGGGATGATATCGGCTTCTTCTTCAGCGTCGGCATTTTGTCGTAGCCATGGATGTGCGCAAAGGAGTTGAAGCTGAAGCGTTGCCACGAGGGCCCCGGCAACGGGGTATTTCGCAAGGGTAGTATCCCGAACTTCTCTATAGTGATCGATGAGACGATCATCGAGCTCAAGCGGTATGTCGATGTCCATCCGTTCCGGCAGGTCTGAAGCGACATCGGCAACACGTCGTTTCAGAATGATGGGATCGGTCAGGCTACCGAGCCTCTGACCCGCTTCGACACTGTCCGGGAACTCAGCCTCGAACTCGCTCTGGGTGCCGAGAAGCCCCGGTATCGCAAAGTCGGTAAGCGACCACAGATCAAGAAGTGTATTCTCTACAGGAGTTCCTGTCATGGGAATTGAGCGCTTTCGAGGGATTGTGACGATGGCCTGTCGGCGGTTGGAGGAAGGATTCTTGATAGCCTGAGCCTCGTCGCAGATTAGCCACGACCATTCGAGACCGGAGAAGATAGAGATGTCGTTGACCATCGTGTCATAGGTTGTGATCACCACCTGCGACCGTTGGAGGCCACTGGAGACGCCCGTTCGATGACTTCCGCGATGCACGGTAGTCTGGAGACTTGGGCCAAAGCGTTCAATCTCTCTGACCCAGTTGGCGATCAGGCTTGTTGGACAGATTATGAGCGCCGGGCTTGATTGATCAGGAGTGTCCATGAGGAGCAGCGCTATGATCTGGATCGTTTTTCCCAATCCCATCTCGTCCGCCAGAACGACACCCCCGGTCCTTCCAACAGTGTCCCACATCCACTGGACGCCGCGGGCTTGGTAGGGAAATAGATCGGCCCGGAGCCCCCTCGGGGCAACCGGGTTGGTCTCCCGGTCTGCAGCATCCCGTCCTGCAATCAGGACAGTTGCGGAAGCAACCGTGGACATCCGCTCGTCGACCGTTCTCAGCAGCCTGATTGCCACGCTGAAAGGAAGGTCTCCCGGGTCCACATCCCCCAGCATATTCCGGAAGAGGTCAGGTGCATCTTTTGGAAGGGGCCGCAAAACGGTGCCGTCGACAACCCATGCGTGATCGTCAGTCGGAGCCCTGAATTCATTTCTCAGTCCGCGGATCGTCCTGATACCGCCAAGGCTGGCTAAGACTTGGTCATCTTTCCGGTCCAGCAGAATGATAGGTTCCAGCAACCGTTCCGACAGGGAGTGACCGGCAGGTATTCGGTCGCGCACTCCTTCAAACGTAGTTGGCATGGCAGCGTAATCAGGCACCTGCGTCCTCCATGCACTGTCGGAGTTCAGAAATATTTAGGGGAATCGGACGTCTGGTGTGAACTGCCCGATGACAGTTCGGACACAGCGGGATCAGATCACATGCCGGATCGTAGGGGCGTGGTTCCGCAAGATTGGCGAGGGGTTCAAGATGATGCACTTCCACGATCCCGCCCCCCACACCGTAAACTTGGCGAGGATCGATGCCACAGGCCGCGCATCTGTCGCCATGAAGCCGAATACATAGCAGCCGGTTTCGCGGATTTCGTTCCCGGCGCTTCACGGTGACGGGATGCACCGCGCCTTCATAGGCGGGCATCTCTTCGGCTATTTCGGTCTCCAGTATGTCATAGCCAATCAACTCGGCCATCGCCGCCATGACCGGAACGATGACCCCCTGACATGTGCGCCGAACGGCTTCGTCCGTATCTGGACCATCGACATGCCTGACGACTGCCTGAAGTTGAAAGCTTCCACTGGCGACAGTCCAGTCAGCCAAGTCTTGCTCATGGATCGAGACCTCATGCTCCGGACTTATCGACGATATCAGCGCTCGTGCCAGCCGCTGATTCTCGACGGGTGCCTGTCCCATCTGACGGATCATGGCACCCGAGAAATTTCCGAACGTCAGCCGCACGCGATGCGACTTAAGCCCATGGGGCTTGAGTTCGGCCACGGGCCCATGGCGTTCATCCAAGTCGGCAAACCACAGCCGCATGCCCGAGCGCAGCCCGTCCGTATCGACCGCCAATGCGATCTCAGCACCGGTGCCGGTGAGCAGTGCGTCCGCAATGAGCTGTCTTTTTGCCGCTATCATTACTCGTCGTCATCCTCAGACAGTTCTTCCGGTTCCGGATCGGGAAGGTTCCGAAGAAGCTTTCGTAGGTTTCCTGAAATCTCGGAGCGGATATCCTCGAATATCGGCTCGAGTTCTGCGTTGGTGTTATTCTGCTCGGCGACTGCGAATGCCCAGAGGAGTAGGTCCATCCCTTCTACCGCAAATCCGTTTCCAGCAGCCCGCTGGTAGATCTTCTGGTAGAAATCATGATGCTTGTTGAGGAGAACGGATGGCACGAAGCCATCTTCCGCCGCACTTCGGAAAGCCGGTTGCCAGAGGTCACCGTTATGAATGGTTTCCACAGCGTCAACATAGACAGATCCGGCCTCTACGTTCGACTGGACAGGTGCCTTGATACGGATCATCGCACCGAGGTTATTGGTCACCTCTGCTGTCTGGTCTATGGTATCCGCAGAGTTGACGGTGGCGGTTGCGGCGTTGGTCGTAGATGCGATATTCTTGTTTGAACTGCTGTGGTCAACAGTGTTGGTGCCGTTGGCAGCCGAACGGTTCGTGCGGCGATATCTGTTCCCAGCTTCGCGGTAGATCGGCTGCAAAAGTGTTTTCAGTCCATCCTCGAGATCGGGATGGAAAAGGATACGCGATTTCTTCACGTCCACCCTGAACGCGTCATCTAGGTCGTGGCCAAAATCGAACTCGATCCGCAGCAGTGACGTGTGCGGTTCCGGTGTTCCAAAGACGTCCATCCAGCCGCCGTCCTGTATCAAACGGCCTTCGCGATAGACATAAAAGCCTTGGGCGCGGTTCGAAATCCGCGCGAATTCACGTTCCTCGTCCTTGGACATGTCCCGACGGTGCGGGAGAATCCATGCCCGGATTGATGCCGTTTCTTCACTCCCATCCGGCATCTCGATGACAAGCTTTTGCTTTTTCTCGGGCAGGACCTGATCGGACCGTTTTGGATAGAACGGGTTCCATGGAACGACCGGACTGTCGTTCACCATGACCTCCACATTGCGCTCGCGGGAATCGGTCTTGTCGGTGAACCGATGGAAGATCAGGGAAAGATGTTGGCCAAGGGTATCTGCGAGACGCTTGATCGCGGCCTGTTCCTTGGTGCTTCCTGGCTCAAAGTCCTTCGAGAGGATCCGGTCACAGTTCTCCCAGACGACAAGTGTCCCCGTTTCGCCACACAGCTCCTCGAACATCTCCTCCTCATCGGTCGAGACGGGTTCGCTGAGCATCTCCCACTTCTTGACACGTTCCACATGTTCGAGGTCCCAGGACAGCTTTGCAAAGGGCTGATCCGGTGCTTTCCGGGACACGAGTGAGAATTTTTTACAGACGGAGCTTGAGGCAGTTTTCAGACCAAGGCCGAATTTGCCAAGACTTTCCGGGTTCTCTCGAACAGGAGCACCATAGCGCATGGCGGCGTGAACCCCAGCTGCGTCCATGCCTTCGCCATCGTCGCCGAAATAGACAACCTTGCGACCGGTTTCGTGAAGAACAATAAGGATGTTGACATAACTGGCCTTCGCCGCGATCGAGTTATCCACAATATCGGCCGCAGCGGTCTTTACGTTATAACCCGTATCTCGCAACCCGAAAATGAGACGAGAGGCATCTGGTTCGTTGATAAGGTCGCTCATGTGGTCTCCGGTTCCATTCCTGCGGATGCGCCAGTATGTTCGGCGATCTCATCCCTTTTTTCGTTGCCGGACATCCATCCTGCGATTTTATCGACCAGTTCTTCGGTCTGACAGTTTCGGGTAGCATACTCCCAGATCACTGAGACCCGCCAGCCTAGGTCAACGAGCTGGTCAACCTGTCTTGCATCCCGGGCCCGGTTCTTCTGAATCTTGGTCTCCCAGAATTCGGGGTTTGACCGAGGAAGCCTGAGGTGCCGACACCCTTGGTGCCCGTGCCAGAAGCATCCATGGACCAAGATCACCACATTGTGCCGCGGAAGGGCAATGTCGGGTTTCCCTAGCAGGTCATTACGGTGGAGACGGTAGCGAAGTCCACGCCGATGAAGGCCATGCCTGATCTTCAGTTCTGGTTTGGTATTCTTGGTTCCGATCCGCGACATCATTTCGGGCCGAGTCATCGGCGTCTTTTCAGGCATTGATGCTTCTCCTCGACCGAAGGGCGACTGTGTTGATGATCCACGGGGCCATGGCCTCGGCAATTGCAATCGCTACAGGTGCTGAAACGGCATTTCCGAATTGCCGGTATGCCTGAGTGTCCGAAACGATAATCTTCCAAGGACGATTGGAGCCTGGCTGGTCAAACCCCATCAGCCTTGCACATTCCCTTGGCGTCAGACGTCGTGGAATGCCGTCGCCCTGCGCGATCAGAATCTCACTGCCATCCTTGTAGTAGCGCGCACTTAGAGTCCTGGCGACGCTATTCGGACCGCAGAGTCCAAACCCGAAACCATTGCCCGCGGCTTTGTGCTTTGCCGCATAGGCTTGGAGATACTTCCACAGGTTCGGAGTGAGCGTGTATTTAGGGGCCACGATCGCCAACGGCCCACACGTAAACGGATCCTCGACAATCTCCGTCCCATCTCCGGGGTGAAGGATACTGGACAGACGAGGATTCGGTCCGAGCGGAACGACAACGTCATCCAGTGAAAACCGCGTGGGAGCGTCCCGACGGAAGCCGGTAATGAAAATCCGCTCGCGATGCTGTGGAACCCAGCTTCGCGCATCAATGACCTTGTGATCGACCTCATAGCCCAGCTCATCAAGGGCATGGAGGATCACCCTGAACGTATTCCCCTTGTCATGGGACAGCAGATTTTTGACATTCTCTAGCAGAAATGCTTTCGGACGATGGTGGCGCAGGATCCTGACAACATCGAAAAACAGCGTGCCCTGCGTTTCATCCGCGAAACCATGCGCCCGTCCAAGAGAGTTCTTCTTACTAACACCCGCGATGGAGAAGGGCTGACAGGGGAACCCCGCAAGCAAGACATCATGCGCAGGAATATCGGCCTCATTGATCGCGGTGATGTCACCATTGATTGGATGGTCGCCCTCGAAATTTGCGCGATACGTTTCCTGCGAAAACTTGTTCCACTCACTCGTGAATACACATTGTCCACCGGAGCGTTCGAACCCGATCCTCAACCCGCCAATTCCGGCGAAAAGGTCGACAAAGCGGAAAGCAGGGCCACTGGCAGTCATTGATATCGCTCCTTCAGCGCAGTTGCGCAAAATTCATAGTCTTGTGGTCACGGCTGCCCATGACACCTTGCGTAGAGGTTGTGCGCTCTGGTCGAAAATGTCCAGGCACAAAGCTTCGCGCCATGACCGTAGATAACCGGTATTTTGTGCACAACTGGTTGAGAGTTGAAATTCGGTATAAGAGCGATACTTGAGAACTTTCACGTTGGTGACGCTTACGCAAGCCCTTTGGTTGGACGTCTTTCCCAACGACAGGCTCGTCTTCGGCTAGATGGCTGACCGATGTTAAAGGTCTTTGCACCGTGCCGCACCTGCCATTAGTCGCGGATAGCACGGGAGGCTGGTGTGGGCCGGGAGTGACACGCCCCCCCTGGCATGGTTCCTCCCCAGCCTGATCCGTATACGGGGGGGCTTAGCGCGCCATTTCGCTAGCGCGTGGCTTTTTCACCGGGGAATCCACTTGGAAGCCACCCTGGATTGGCTCGAGATAAAAGTGACTCATTATCAAGGTGTTGGCGCACGCAACCGTTGGCCGATAGGTGGATTTTAGTATCTTAGTCAAGAATCCACCTTAGCCAGAATCCATCCAGCTTAGCCAGCTTGGGAAGCCGCCCCAGCAGTGGTGTTTTTGGGTTGCAGCAGAACACGTTGATTCAACACGCAAAAAGAGTTTGACATTTCTAGCCCCCTTGACGTACCCCTTGATCATCGAAGAATTGCGCCCGAAGGATAACCCTTGCGGGCGCTTTTTATTTTCCTGACATCGCGGATCCTTTTCTGGTCGCCGGTCATACCGGCGTGAGCATCGGTATGTCGCCCCTGCCCTAAATGAGAGCCGTCCATGGACCTCGTCTTTGCGCCTAGCCAGATCGAGACCTGGCCGATTGCCCGGCTGCGCCCCTATGTGCGCAATGCCAAGATGCACAGCGACGACCAGGTGGCCAAGATCGCCGCCAGCATGGCCAAGTTCGGCTGGACCGTGCCCTGCATGGTGGCTGATGATGGCGAGTTGATCGCGGGCCATGGCCGGGTACTGGCAGCGACGATGCTGGGGCTGACCGAGGTGCCGGTGATCAGGCTGGGCCATCTGGATGAGGCTGAACGCCGCGCATATCGCATCGCCGACAACAAGCTAACCGAGATGGGCGAATGGGACGAGGCGATGCTGCGCGACGAGATCGCAGGGCTGCTGGCTGAGGATTTCGACCTGTCACTGCTGGGGATCAGCGATGATGAACTTGACGCGTTGCTGCAGGACCCCGATGCGCTGGGCGCAGATGGCCCCGTCGAGGGTGAAGATGATGTACCAGAACTGCCGCTGACGCCGGTGTCGGTTCCGGGCGATATCTGGCAGCTGGGTGCGCATCGTTTGATCTGCGGCGACAGCACCAGCGCAGATGTGGTCGGACGGCTTCTTGGCGATGTGAAGCCACAGCTGATGGTTACTGACCCGCCTTACGGTGTGGAATACGATCCTGGGTGGCGCAATAAAGCAGGTGCTGCAGCGACCAAACGCACCGGCAAAGTGCTGAACGACGATCGCGCTGACTGGCGCGAGGCGTGGTCACTGTTCCCAGGTGACGTTGCTTATGTCTGGCATGGTGCGCTGCATGCTGCGACCGTGGCCGAAAGCCTCACGGTGACAGGCTTCAATATCCGCTCGCAGATTATCTGGGCCAAGGACAGGCTAGTGCTGAGCCGCGGCGATTATCATTGGCAGCACGAGCCCTGCTGGTATGCCGTTCGCGCCAAGGGCAAAGGCCACTGGGCGGGCGATCGCAAACAGACGACGCTGTGGCAGATTGCAAACAAGGATCAGGATGCGGACACTGTGCACGGCACACAGAAACCGGTGGAATGCATGCGTCGCCCGATCCTGAACAATTCAAGCCCCGGACAGGCCATCTATGAGCCGTTCATGGGATCCGGCACCACGCTGATCGCAGCGGAGACTACGGGCCGCGGGTGCTTCGGGGTCGAGTTGAACCCGGCCTATGTCGATGTGGCCATCGAGCGCTGGCAACAATTCACGGGGGTTGATGCTGTCTTGGTGGAAACGGGCGAACCGTTCAGCGCCCTGAAGGCAAAGCGGTTGGCCGCATGAGCCAGTCTCGACGTCTCTCCATGTTCGAGGCAGTCACGAATGTCGTGGTGGGATACGCGCTGGCGGTGATCACCCAGATCATGTTGTTCCCATTGTTTGGGCTGTTAGTCAGCCTTGGTGACAACCTTGCGATTGGCGCAGCGTTTACCGGGATTTCACTAATCCGTAGCTATGCGCTGCGACGTTTGTTCGAACGGCTGCGATAACGGCGCGGATCACCTGCTGGGAAGCGTGTATACCGTGCCGCGGCCCTGTATCTTTTCTGAAGCGACCGGCAGGCTCAGCTTCTTTTTGAGAGCGCCAGAGATGACGCCACGTGTTGTGTGAACCAACCAGCCCGTCAATTCGACAATCTCGGCGATGCTTGCCCCTTCAGGGCGCTGTAAAAGCGCAATGACCGCTGCCTGTTTGGTGCCGCTACGCGGTGTTGGCGGCTTGGCAATGGAGGCATCGGCGGCATGCTGGCGGACAGCCGCCATGGTTTTTACAACCACTGGCTCGATCCCGACCGCCAGCATCCCTGCGTCGGTCACCACCAGCGTGGTGCCATGGCCATCGCCGGTTTCGCGCCAGAGCGGCTCGCCCTTGCGCATGTCGGCATCGACTTCTTCGAGCCAGCCCCGCGCGATCATGTTGGACACGGACATCTTGGCGGCAGCTCCGTGCAACCCCTCTGGCAAGGGCATCGCCAGATTGTCAGGGCGGTTCGCCGCACAGCTAAGGATAAGGATCTGGGTATCAGTGAGTTTGGGCATCTGAGCCTCCTGTCTTGATTGGGGGAATTCGGTGTTGCGTTCAGTCAGTCTCAGCCATGGCGGCGGTGAAGGGGAAGTGCTGAACCCAGCCTGTCAGGTAGGGCAGCCCTGTGGGGATCCCCTCCTCACGCTCGGTCTTGCGGCTGATGCGCCAGTCCTGCCAGCGACGGATCGCGGATGTGATGGCCGTCTCACAATCGATGTCGCAGCCCATCATGTTGCCGATGACGTCATCGGCAAAGTGGCGGCCCATCCGGCTATCGAGAAAGTCGCGAATGCCGATCATCTCGTCCTCGCTATCAGCGCGGATGGCAGCTGCGATCATGCTTGAGGCCAGCACCCAGACCTCCGCGCTGCGGCGGTCGCGCACCGGGCAAACGGTCATGGTGCCAAAGAAACCGTACGCCTCGTTGTAGCTGGGTAAAATGGCTGAAGCGGTCATCGGCCGGCCTTCCACTCAACCCAGCGGCCTTGCGCGAACACATAGGCGTGACAGAAGTCGCAGCGCGGTTCGGGATAGATCACCGGCGCGCGGGGCGGATCGAAACAATCGAGCGCGTCAGTGCTGACGTGGCGGATTTCACGGGCGGCAAGAATGTCCTCCGGCGTCCATTTGGCCAGCGCTGGCAGCATGTGGGAGGGGTAGCCGTCGAAGTGGCAGTATATTTGAGCCCATTGGCTTGGGCCGGTTTGGATGGCGATTTGTGCGCGGGTGCTCATCGTCCGTCCTCCGTCAAATCAGCTTCAGGTCGGCCAGCACCGCGCAGGCAGCAGCAAGCTGGACGGTCGGCAGTTCGATCTTGATGTGGCTGATCACGTCCGAAGCCTCGGTGGTGATCCCGTCTTCACGCAGCGCTGTCTCGATGGCCGCGGCGATGGCGTCAGGGCGGCTGCGGTCGAAATGGTCCGGCAGTGCGACGTGGTCGATGCGAATGGTTGTGGTGGCGGTCATGGTCGGGCCTCTCAATTTTGCTGGTCGATCATGGCAAGAATGGCGATCGCCACCCCGCCGAGGTATTCGCTGCGGCGAAACACGATGTCGTCGATCTCGCCGGCGCTGGTGATAGTGGGATCGACTGCCAGGCTGTCTGCCATGTGCGGCAGGATGCGGCGGGTCTCAGTGTTGTAGCGTTCTGCAATGGTCATGGTTTTGTCTCCGGTCAGGCGTGTTTGCGTGAGACCAGAATCGCTCTATCGCGAAGTGTAATCAACTCAATTAGATCGTTATTCCTGTTTATTTCCAATATGTTGAAGGCAAACCAAACGCCATGGAAGGACTGTCAGAACGCGCCTATGCAGAACACTCCGGCCTCTCGCGTGGGGCCGTGCAGAAGGCCCGCAAGAACGGGCGGTTGGTGCTGTTTGCAGACGGGTCGATCAATGGGGCAGCATCAGATGTACGCTGCGGCGAGATGACAGATCCCGATCAGCAGCTTCGGTCACGGGGTGGTTTGCGTGCTGGGGGTGATGGTGAAGCGGTCGGGGGCGGCAGCGTCTCCGGTTCCGGCGACAGCACATCCTATCTGAAGGCGCGCACAGCGCTGACGATCTACCAGGCGCAGGAGCGGCAACTATCGATCCAGCGCAAGAAAGGCGTGCTGGTGGACCGCGCACGGGCGGAAACGCTGGTGTTTCGCCTAGCGCGCCAGGAGCGCGATACTTGGATCACTTGGCCCACCCGCGTATCCGCCCTGATGGCCGCGCAATTATCCGCAGAGATGGAGAAGGTGTCGGGGGTGCCCGTGACAATCGAGACTGCGATCCTGCAAAGGGTGCTGGAAACCCATGTCCGAGAGCAGCTCAACGCCCTTGCCGACCTCAGGGTCTCGCTTGAATGAAGGAGGTCGTGATACTGATCTAACCGAGGGCCTTGATCTCGGCTTTGACGGCGCCGAGGACATCCTGCGTGTCTGGCGCCGTGGCTTACGGCCCGATCCGGATCTGACGGTGTCGCAATGGGCGGATGCGCATCGCAAGCTGTCATCGCGGGCAAGCGCCGAACCCGGGCAGTACCGCACATCTCGGACGCCCTATCTGCGCGCGATCATGGATGCACTCTCGCCCGGGCATCCAGCGCAGCGGGTTACATTTATGAAGGCCGCGCAGGTTGGGGCCACGGAGGCAGGTAATAACTGGATCGGCTTTGTGATCCACCACGCGCCAGGGCCCATGCTGGCCGTGCTGCCCACAGTCGAGATGGCCAAGCGCACATCGCGCGGCCGGATTGATCCGCTGATTGAGGACAGCCCCGCGCTGAAAGAGCGCGTCCAGCCGGCGCGGTCGCGCGATGCGGGCAATTCGATGCTGTCGAAGGAATTCCCTGGCGGCATCCTGGTGCTCACCGGGGCGAACTCGGCAACCGGCCTACGCTCGATGCCGGCACGCTATGTGTTTCTGGATGAGGTGGACGCCTATCCCGCCTCAGCCGACGAGGAAGGTGATCCGGTCAGCCTGGCCGAGGCGCGGACAACAACCTTCGCGCACCGGCGCAAGGTATTCATGGTCTCGACACCGACTATTCGCGGGTTGAGCAGGATCGAGCGGGAGTTTGAGGCCAGCGATCAGCGGCGGTATTTCGTACCCTGCCCGCATTGTGATGCAATGCAGTGGTTACAGTTCGAGCGGCTGCGCTGGGCCAAGGGGCAGCCGGAAACGGCGGCCTACCATTGCGAGGCCTGTGAGAAGCCCATCGCCGAACACCACAAGACGCAGATGCTCGAACGTGGTGAATGGCGGGCGACGACGGTTTCCGACAACCCGCATGCCATTGGCTTCCACCTCTCCGCACTCTATTCGCCGATCGGCTGGAAAAGCTGGGAGCAGATCGCGCGGGACTGGCTGGCAGCGCAAGGCTCGGACGAGATGCTGCGCGCTGCGCGCAACACGCTCTTGGGCGAGACATGGGTGGAGAGCGGTGAGGCCCCGGAATGGCAGCGGATTGCCGATCGGCGCGAGGTGTTTGCCGCGCAGGTGCCCATGGGTGGGCTATTCCTGACGGCGGGTGCGGACGTACAAAAAGACCGCATCGAGGTCGATGTCTGGGCTTGGGGCCGCGGGCTGGAAAGCTGGCTTGTCGATCACATCGTGATACCGGGCGGGCCGGATGATCCTGCCTGCTGGGATAAGCTGACAGCGTTACTGGCTCAGACATGGACGCATGAGAACGGTGCGATCATGACGTTGGCGAAGCTCGCAATCGACACCGGCTACGAGTCCGCCGCCGTCTACGCCTGGGCGCGCAAGCAGGGCATTGCGCAAGTCGCCCCCGTGAAAGGCTTGGAAGGCTTCAACCGCGCCACGCCGGTATCGGGGCCGACCTTTGTCGATGCCACGGTGAATGGACGCAAACTAAAGCGCGGAGCCCGGCTCTGGACGGTGGCCACCGCCACCTTCAAGGCAGAGACCTATCGGTATCTGCGTATCGAAAAGCCCTCGGACGAGGATAGGGCGCTGGGCGCGGCAATGCCCCCTGGTACGATCCACCTGCCCGACTGGGCTGACAGCGAATGGCTCAAGCAGCTGGTGGCCGAGCAGCTGATCACCGTGCGCAACAAGCGCGGCTTTGCCCGGCAGGAGTGGCAAAAGCTGCGCGAGCGGAATGAAGCGCTGGATACCCGCGTTTATGCGCGGGCTGCCGCGTGGATCCTTGGGGCAGATCGCTTCGACGAGCGCATGTGGCGGCAGCTGGAGAAGCAGGCGGGCGTGCAAACGGCAGCAATCACGCAAACCGCTGAGCCCGAAAAATCGACTGAACCGCAAGCCGGGCGCATCACCACGTCGCGGCGGCGTGGCTGGAAGATCAGCACGCCCAGATACATGGAGTGATCAGAAGCCAGAAAACACCATATCGAGGGCGCCTCGAATCTCGTAGTCGGAGGCGCGAAGATCGGCGACAGACCCACCCTTGAGCAGCGCCGACGGGATCGCAGCCATCTCAGCTGTATGAAGAACGTATGTTGAACCTTCTATCATGAAGACTGGCTCGAGGCGTCCAATGGCCTTTGGCCCTGAACCGGCTGGTATGAGGGGCGCCACCACGCGTGTACCGGTCTCGATAAGATCAGTCTGGAGGTCGAGGACAAATCGGCCACCAGCGATACGATAAACCTGAAACTGTGCCATCAGTCGATCTTCAGAACCTGAATATCCGACAAGGGCGTTCCATTCGCTTCGATCCAGGCACAACGCTCTGCGATGGCGGATGCATTCTCTTGAGCCCAGGCCTTTGCTTTTGCCAACCGGACGGCCTCGGCGACTGCGGCGTCACTGATGGCCGAAACATTGAGACCAAACTCCCGCGCGGCGGCCAGGTTGGCGGCCGTCAGGGTGATATTGGTGCGTAACTTTTCTGATGTGGCGTGCGGCATTGGGCTCTCCTGATACATACGAAACATACACACCCAAAATGTGCTAGACAAGTGAGTCCCATGACCCTCGATGACTTGAAATCCCGCCACAGCGCGCTGCTGGCTGCGCGCTACAGCGGCACACGATCAGTCAGCTATGACGGCAAGACCGTGACCTATGGCTCGGACGCAGAGCTTGCTGCAGCGGTAGGGGATATCGAGCGCCGTATCGCAAAGCTTGAGCGCGGCGCCGGGCGCATCTTGCGCCCCTATGCCGTGAAGGATCTGTGATGAACTGGCGGCAGCGTTTGGGCGCTTTCATCGGTGGGTTCGATGCTGGCCAGCATCACCGCCGCCTGCGCGGATTCCAGGCAACACGGGCCCATGTCAACGCGCTGATCGCAGCCTCTGGCCCCGACATCACCGCCCGCGCCCGCTGGCTGGTGCGCAATAACGGCTATGCGGTGAATGCCGTGGAAAGCTGGGCTGCTAATACCGTGGGCGATGGCATCAAGCCAATATCAAAAATCGGGGATGCGGTGCGCAAGGAAGAGCTGCAGCGTCTTTGGCTCGCCTGGACCGACGAGGCTGATGCGGAGGGGCTGACCGACTTCTATGGGTTGCAGCGCCGCGCCGCGCG